GCTAAGTCTAAGGCTTCTTCATTGAGTGGATCAGATCGCAATATTTTTAACATTGCTACTGTGTCACCTTTGCCATTATCTTCAAGTGCGTATGCCATAGCATCTTTAACACTAATGCCATCAACTTCTAGCATATCAGCAATAGCGTTCTTGCCTTGTTTACGTAGTACAGCAATAGCGTTTTGTTTGCCTTTAGCTACTGTTGCGTTATCAATTCTATTTTGAAAGGCTTGGTGCATACCCTGATCAGGTCGTAATGTCATTGAGTTGAAGCCTTGCCCAAGTCTTGCAACTTGCTCTTGACTCATACCTTTAAACATTTGGTTGCTTACATTACTTACTATGCCACCAAAACCACCAAAGCCTTGCTGTGTGTTGTTTGCTTGTGGCATTGCTTGTTGTTGAGGTTGTTTGTTATCACCTAACAAGCCTGTCATTTGACCAAGCATTACTCCACCTAATAATTGTCCAAGACCTAAAGCCATTATGTACCTCCAGTATATCCACTAGCACCTAACGTCAAGTAATCAAACAAACCTGGTTGTTTTGATAACGTAGATGTGTTTTCGCCTAAATTAGAAGCTCCAAGAGCCGCGTTTAAGTAAGGTAAACCTTGTGCTGGATGGTTCGCATAAGCATTAAACTTGCCTTGTGCTTGATCCATAACCATTTGTTGTAGAGCTTGTTGCATTGCACCTTGTTGTTGAAGGTTTTGATTAACCTGTTGCCCCATACCAAAACCAAGATTACTTAATTGTCCTAATTGGTTAGCTGATGCAAGTCGTTGTTGTTGTCCTTGCAATCCTGCGCTTTGATTAGCTAGTGAAGCCTGTAACTCTCTGTTTATGTCACCAATGCCACCTTGTTGATTGGCTAATTGACCTTGCATGTTGTTTTGTATATCTTGCATAGCCGCTTGTTGAGCATTTGCATAGTTAGCTTGTCTAAGACCAGCTGATGATCTAGCAAGTTGTTCAAGTGATCCTCTACCCAATTCAGCGCCTTGTATTCCATGACGTGATCCACCAAAACTACCAGCAGCTTGTGCTTGTGCTGATAATTCATTTAATCCTATTTTAGCTCCTCTTAAAATATCAGCTTCGTTTTGTTTTATAACTGAATCTGTGTAAGGATTCATGTAAGGGTTTAAATTTGTACTAGCAAGAGTTTGTGGAGTGACCGTAGCACTTGATCCTACCGTACTAACTTGTTGAGGTGTGTAACCCATTCCCATAGCAGTACCCATACCCGCGCTTTGAATGCCTTGAGCCGCTAAGCTGTTAATGTTTGGTGGTGCTGTTTGTCCACCTGGTAATGGTGATCCTGCCATTTCTTATCTCCTATCTAATTTAATAACTACCACCTAATGGTGTACTAGGTCGTGCTGTTTCCATTAATTTTTTAAATCTATGTGCGCTCTCTGATGGGTTTGGAGCATCACTACCTAACATTGCTTTTACATATCCATCATTATGCATGGTTGGTCTTACTGAACCTCTGTGCTTTGTGTCAGGTGGTATGGGAGTTGAGTTGTTAATCAACCCCCCACTTACTTTCCCATGTGTGGATTCCCACTAAAAGGTGTAGGAGTAAATCTTCCTATACCCGCTGCTTGTTCATAATTTTTTTGTGCATCAATACCTGCTTTAATTGCTTTGTAATCTGTTCCTGATCCTTTATTCATTCTGTAAGCATTATCTGACTCACTTACTGTGCTGTTTGGACTAATTTGAGCTAAATGCTCTTTAGATTGAAAGTGAGGATCATTGTAGTTTGGTGTAAAGTTACGAGCTGAAGATGGTCTTGCCATTGGCACACTACCACCTCTACCTCTACCACTATTTCGTGATGCATTTAATTGTGCCATAGCATTAGCACCGAATAAAGAATCATATAATGCAACAGCTTCAGGTTGCGCCGCTTTTGTTTCAGCAAGTGCCTGATCATATATAGGCATTGAGCTATAACCTGAAAACCCATTAAAGTCTGTAGGTGTTGGCATACCTGTTGTTGCTGTTAATGTGCTGTTAGGATCAAGCAAACCAAAAGCCTTTGCAGTTGCTATGTTGTTATCCATCGCTGCGTTTTGTGTTGCGTTAAAAGCTGCAACTTCGGGCCCGCGATAAGGCATATATTCAATACGTTGTACATCTTCAGCACGTTGTAAATTTCTAATCGCTGGTTGTTTTATCCAATCAGGTACTTCTGTTTTAGTAGTTTCACTTCCACCTTTTCCGCCGCCACCACTCATCTCAAAACTCCTTTATTAATGTTGTAAACTGTTCTGACCATCCTTTGGATTTCAAAACTTTTTTCCATCCTTTGCGACCTGCTACTGTCATGCCATCACAGCCTTGTTGTTTACTCCATGCCATTGCATCATCATGCATGTCTGTAATTTGTTCTATTCCTTGCCCTTGATCTCCACCCGCTAAGAAAACATGAAGGACTTTCTTATTAGGATACACTACAATCTCTGTTACTGCACAACCGTTTGCGCCACCCCACAGTTGCATATGTCCACTTATTATCCCATCAACAATGTCTTTAAAGTCATGAGTATTACCTCCTTTGTTTAAAGCTGACTGTATCCAGTCTTTACATCTTATTAATTCTTCTTCTAACTTCATGGATCGTATTTTAATTTAACCCAAGCTCCGTTCTTGCTAACGACAACAGCGTTTTGCGCTTCATCCCACATAATAATGCCATCTTGTGTAGCTTTGCTGTCAGCGTTATAAAACTGCAACTTGTTTCTTGTTGTTGTTAAGAAGCTATTTAATCTTTCACCCCACGGTTTCCAATCTGATCCTAGAGGTGGTGGAGGAGTTTGTGTACTCATCGTCTACCTCCAGCGTTAGCTTCTATTCTCATAATTCCTGATCTCCAGTTGTCGTTACCTGTACCTTGTACTTTTATACGCACCTGTCTACCCTGAAAGCGCACATCTGTAGGATTACCAAGAGTAAACGCACCGTGTGAGGACTCAGTATCATTAGGATAAAAACGTGTCTTAAATGTAACTTCAACTTGTCCTTGTGTTTTTTCGTCAGGTATTAACTGTGTTACTTTCATTATGCTATCACCGTTACCAATACTAATTGATCCTGACTCAGCGTATGGTTTTGTTGAACCTGTGTGCGTGTAACCTGTTTCTTGATTGTAAAGATTGCCACTAGCATCACTCCATATCGGATTACTAAACACTCCTTGATCTACACCTGATGTTCTAGCTAAGTCACCAGTAGTCCAATGACCTTCTTTGTAATCTAATGCCACATATCTGTCATTCTCGGTTGCTGTTCCTGAAGGATAAAACCACCATATTTCACTATGTTGTGAGTTATGAAGTGCGTAGACTTTACTAATTTGAGATATGTTCATATCGTCAAACACATAATCTGCAACTTCACAATTTACTTCTTTTGCTACTGATCCATCAAATGTAAAGAAACCTTTTTTACCCATCCAAAAAGCGCCTTCGTCAATAGCTACAGCTCCTCGTCTTGATGCAACACCACAAGCTGTACCAACTCTTTCAAAACCGTATACAAATGGTGCGCCTGAGTATTGTGCTATATGTGCATCATTGTCTGTTAGTATTAGTGTTCGCCCTCTCATACGTAAACCTAACATAATTTGACCAACAGTCTGTAATTCAAAATCACCCGCTTGGTTTGTTGCTGATGGTGTCCATGATGTATTATTTTCTTGATCGCACCATGCAATTTTACGAGGATTACCACCTGCACCAAGTGCAAACACAAATCTTTCTTCTGTAACTACTAAACCTTTGTTACTTACTGGTGCATTACTAACTTGTTGTGCTACAACACCTGTATTAAGTTGCCATTCATATATCTTGCCATCTTTAGATGAACAAGCCATAAGGTATTCACCCCAAGTATCTAGTGACCAAGTTGTAGCTTCTTGATATATACCTGATGACGTAGGAGCTGAACCCCAATTACCATAGCCATAAAAACCACCACCATAACCAAGATTGAGAGATGCATTTAGATCACCTGATGTTAAACCTGATGGTGTTATGTCGTATACTGTTTGCGATGGGTTTACATAATATAATTTATTGAATGTGCCACTCGCTAAATATGAGTCACTTGAATTATCAAGCCATGAAAGCATTGCTCTTGGTGCTGATGCAAATGCACTAGCTTTTCGAGTTGTCCAACCACCAACAGGTCGCATTGATCCATCGTGCCACCTAACTAAACTAGCATCTCTCCATCTATTAGATGCTTGAAAGTCTGTACCGTTTCGATATTGCCCTGGAGGTATGTCTAAAGGTATTAATGCCATAATATTAAGCCGCTATTTGAGTCCATGTGACTGCATTATTAGTTATAAGTTCCCACTTTTCTCTACCTATTGTAGCTGTACCTGATGTTGCACTTACAGCACCTGATGTACTTTGCACTCTATTACAGGTTGCAGTATTTGTAGCTAATGCTTCTAAAACTATACTACCTTGAAATATTTTTTCTGAATCTGAGGTAGACGTGGAGTCTTGCGACATCGATGCGATACCACCTCGTGTAGCAAATCCAAGTACAGTAATACTTGCTACTGCTGTTGGTACACCTGAACCAAATCTGACTCTATTACATATAGCCGCACTTGTTACTGTAGCAGTTGTACTAGCAGAGCCATTCACCATAAACACACCTGATGCATTTATAGAAGCTACTGCTGATGATGTTGCTACACCTTTTGCAGTTTTAAATGCACTTGTTGTTACGGTTGTTACAGGTGATGATGTTGCACTACTCTCTCTAACTCTTGAGCCATTACTATTTGACGTAACTGTAGTTGTTGACGTTCCATTAACTAAAGCCGAACCTTCAGGTACACGTCTTGCACTTGCTGATACATTAGCAACAACTGATACTGTTGCTGATGCTTCACGTTGTCTAATACATGATGCACTTGCTGATGAGGTTGCTGTAACTACAGTTTGTAAATCTCCTTGAGTAAAGGCATTCATTCCATATGAACCCATACCATAGGAGAATACATCTGATTCTTCTATAATTACAACTTCACCACTACAAGATGATGAAGATGCTGCTGTTCCAGTTATTTGTCCTGAACCAATTGCAACTGCCCAATTAACAGCATTTGCACCTGACGTAGCAGTTACTGTAGCTGAAGCATCCTGTACTTCACCTAGACTTGAGCCAAATGTACGTAAACCGAAATACGATTCACCATACTCAAAAGCCATTTACTTAATTAGTTAAGTGTAATGTCTAAGTCACCTGATGGCACACGAAACACGTCACCAGTTTCAATAGTCTTTGATGCTGACAATGTCGCATAAGCCATTAAGTTACCTGATGTTGAAGCATCGAATACACCAACGTGTGTTACAGTTCCCCAGTTACCAGTAGCTGTAGGAAATTCAATTGCCGCATTGTTAGATGTTGTGTTACCTGACGTTGTAAATGCAACTGATTTTCTTACATATGCACTACCTGACAACTCAGTACCACCACCTGTTTCACCCGGTGCTGATGTAAAAAGACCTAAGTAATGTGTGCCAGGAGCTGAGTAAGCTGCACCTGCAAATACATGGTCTAAGATTTCTGTTTCTAAAAAGTTTGTAAAACTCATACTAATCCTCTCACTTTAAGTGTTAACCCTGATCCACTAAACCTAGCATCGTCAGAGCTTTCATTTAATCTAGCAACTGCTGCGCTATACATCTGCGCCCAAACTGCTACCCTTTGATCTTCTGCTAAGTACGGTGCTGAATGTAATAACGCTCCATAGAGGTATACATCAGGCGCTTCTAGTAAAAGCCAATTATCTGCGTTGCTTATTAATGAAGGTATCTTCTGATAA